TTAAAAGATTTCATTCGCCATAGCGTTAAATTGGACGATAGATGCAGTTTTTTTATCTTTCATGATATGCGAATAGATATCAAGAGTTGTTTTTGCAGAAGAATGGCCCAGGCGTTTTTGAGCTTCTTTAATATCAATTCCAGCATCAATCATCAAAGCTGTATATGTGTGTCTTAAATTATGCGGAGTGATTTTTTTCACTCCTGCTTTTTTTATATATGTGGCCATTCGATAATTGAAGTTTCTTGCCGGTTCGGGCTGACCTGTATGATCAGCGAAAACAAAATCTTCATCAACGTAATTGCCTCGTTTCTCCTCTTTTATTCGTTCTTGTACATGCTTCAAAACACGTAATTGATTAATGACTTGAGGCGGGACTGGTACGTTACGGATAGATGATTGAGTTTTAGGTGGCATCATTTTATATTTTCCTCTTAACCCATTCTTTTGGAACAAAGTGAATCTGACCCGGATAATAGACTCTTCAAAGTCAATTTTGTCCCATTTGAGGGCCACAGCTTCGCCGATACGCAAACCGGAATAAACCAGCAGCAAGAACATCGCTAAATCTTGAGGCCTCCCTTTTCGCTTTACAGCATTCAGATATGCTGTTATCTCCTCCTTTTCCCAAAATTTTATATCTGCAAGGTCTTCATCAACTTGTTTTGAAGATGTGTCTTTTGTGGTTTTAGGAATTTTCACTTCTTTAATTGGGTTATATCTGAAGTAGGAGTCTTTAACAGCTTGATCCATAACCATCTTAATTACGTGATGAACCCCGATAAGTGTGTTCTTTGCATATTGTGGCGCTATATCATTCAGAAAATTACGGTATATTTTTTCATTAACGCTCTTTAATTTATAAGCCCCTAAGTGCTTCTTTAAAATGATTAAACTATCATGTCTTGTTTTCCAAGAGCTTTCTTTGACGGTGGGCTTATAATCTTCAAACCATTTATCAAGGTAAGAGGCCAGTCTAATATTATCATCCTTTTCAAAAAAATCTTGATCAATGTTGATTTCAGCTTGAGCGGCTGCAACCATAGCTTCTTTTTTAGTCCTGAAGCCTTTCTTTGTTTTTTCGCGTCTTTTATTCGTGATGGGATCATAGTATGTAATTCTGTATTCCCAATTGTCTCCGCGTTTTCTATAACTCGCCATTGATCCTATCCTCCATTTTTACTTAAAATCACTTTATTAATATTATTATGCAACTCAATCGGATATTTTTGTAGAGTAAAGTTATTATCATTTGCGATTAGTTCAATTGAAGTTAAAGCTTGTTGCCATGTGATACCTGTAAAAATTCTTACTAAATATATAATTTTAGTAAGAATTATGGTATAATAGAGAAAAATATGAATATTATTCTTATTCGAAATTATCGTTCTTTTTTTGGTGCTTTCGTCAATTATCGACAATGTTTTTCTTCTGGACGTGATATATTAATTTGAAGTGGTGATTAATATGAATAAATATAAATTTGATGTTAGAGGGCATTTGAAGAATATAATTGAGTCAAAGGAAGAACCGCAAAAACAAATTGCTGATAAAATTGGAATCAGCGCTTCGCATCTCAGTAAATTTCTTAATGGGCAAGAAATCGCCTTGTGGATGGTATTGGAAATCGTTCGCTATCTTGATAAGGATAATGAAATTGAAATAATGCGCCAGTGCTGCTACGAAGCAACAAAAAAGAATATAAAAACTGCATTTGAATATGCACACTCAAAAAAACTCGATTCGATGACTACTCATTTGATAGGGGAAACAATTAATGGTAGCAATCGAGAGTTGAGGGAATGGGCTTTAGTTTATGGCTGGCAGCTTGAGTCAAAGTATTCCCGTGTCTATAGTGAAGTTGAATATCTTGAGAAGTTAAAACCATTGAAGCCTAGTTCGCAAGATTTAAAAACCCTCTTGTTAATTTTAGAAATGCTATGTTTTTATTATAGTGGGAAATTTGATCTTTCTTTGCATTATGTCGAGAAGATTCACGATATGCTGCCAGAAATAAAAGACCCTTTTATTCAAAAGGCATTTTTAAGCAGGACGGATGAAGCTCTTGCTAATATGTATCTTAAATTTAGAAATAATAAAGAGCAGGCCCGGGAAAGAGCCGCGAAATTAATCGAACGAAATTTCAGTGTGAATTCAGTAACTAATGGATTTTTCATTTCAGGATTATCGTATTTCTATGAGTCTTATGACAATGCAGCTTATTATTTTAAAAGAGGTATAGAACTTAATAACTCTCGAGATAGGTATTTTGTTGCCAATGATTTAAGAGAGCAACTGGCGATTTTAAACATGTTTTGGGAAAGACCTGTGTCAAAAAAGCTTATCGTATCTGAATTCATAAAAAATGTAGTTAGACAGAATAACTTGGAACAATATTATGATTATGAGGTATACTCTGCATTAGCTTTTTACTTTGATGGAAAGAGAGAGAAGAGCATAGAGAAATTGCTTCTCTCATTACATATATTTTGTGATAAAAAAGACTACTTTAGAGCAAATTTACCAAAAATAGAGTTGCTAAAACTGGGGGTTGATTATAATATTATAAAGAGGGGGGTGAATATTAGTGAAAAAGACAGTCATAGGGATAGCAATAACATTAGTGATAGTATTAGCCTTTGCTTTTAGTACAGCAATTTCTAATACTGAACACAATGAACCACAACCTTTGCAGAATCCCGGGCACACTAAGCAGTTAGCTGATCCACCGGTGGGTATGAGTTACAAAATTGTAGAGCCGAAAATCACAAAAACTGAAAAAACTATATTTTATTAAAAAAGACGCTGCCGAAATAATAGGCATCGTCTTTCGTGTTTTTAAGAAGGATTTCCTGTTTTAAAAAAATGAAAAATAGGAAATCCTTACTTACCGATTTATTTTTAACCATCAATACATTATAATAGAACAAAAGTTCGCATGAAGGGATTGCATAAAATGAAGACAGATATTACACTCGATGAATTTTTGGAGAAAATAAAGCAATTAGCCGACCAAGAATCAATCAGTATCAGAACTGCCCTTTGATTTTCTGTATGCTTTTAGGACTTCTAACATCACATTTATTTCGTCGTCGGAAACTTCTTTGCCATCAAGAGTTATATTATAATTTTTCCTAAGGTTTTCAATTGACAAGTCTTTTTCAAACGCTAATTGTTTTTCTTCTTCCGAGAAATGTTCTATATTATCTAAGTCTGTAAAAAAATAAGAGCGATCAACAGAAAAAAAGTCTGCAATTATATCCAGCTTTTTCATTGAGGGGTCTTGCAATCCTCTTTCGAGTTTGGATAGATAGCTTTTAGAGATACCTATTGCTTCAGCGGCTTCAACTAATCCAAGACCTTTTTTTTCACGCAAGATTTTTATATTTTTTCCTATGTTTTTATTCAAAAAATCACCTTATTTCTCCCGTTTATTAACGTATAATCACTATAGTCATTATACCATCGAGAGTTGACAAATAATACACAAAAAACTATAAAGGGGGTTGCAAAGGAGAAAACAAGATGTTATATTTTATTTAGTTTCCTGATGGGAAACCAAGAGAGAGGTGAAGAAAATGAATTTCTCTAAATTTAGAAGTAAGATTAAAAGCATCAGAGGTGAACAAACTGTAAGGGAGTTTGCTTCTCATTTGGGTTTTTCTCCATCTTTCATATCTAAAATTGAAAATGGGAAAGTCAATCCAAGTCTTAATAGCATTGAAAGAATTTCTAAAAAGCTCGACATTCCAATGAGCGATTTTTTTTGAAATTGGGTTTCCTGTAGGGAAACTAGAGGGGGTATAAACATTGAAAATCGAACTTGAACAATCAGATATAGACACAATTACAAGCGAAGTAATCACAAATGTCAGCGCGGCGCTGGTTCCTAAAATTCAAGAAATGATCATGGTACTGTCTGCACAGGATCAGTTGCTAACAAAGAAGGAGGTTTACGAAGGGATACTTAAATGTACTGCTGCTACAGCGGAAGAGTTGTATTTCAGTAGGCCGGACTTTCCTTCTTTTGAACCACCTCAGCGCCCAGGCGGGACAAAAACCCAGCGAAGATTTTCGCGACGTGCTGTTGAGGCTTGGATCGCAAAGAACTGCATTTCGAACGCATAAGGAGGGGGAGCAGATGGCTAATTTCCGGCAAGTCTATGTGGAATTTTGGCAAGACCCAAAAGTATTAGAAGAACTAACACCGGAGGATAAATACTTTTATTTGTATCTTTTAACTAACCCAAACACCACCCAAATAGGTGTTTACCGTATTACCAAAAAGCGAATGGCTTTTGATATGGGGTATTCACCCGAATCAGTAAACAGTCTTTTGGACCGGTTTCAACATCATCATAAGTTAGTCGTTTATAACTCAGAAACCAGAGAAATTGCGATTATCAAATGGGGAAAATACAACCTTAAAAAAGCCGGAAAGCCCATGATGGACTGCATCGAAAAAGAGTTAAAACAGATCGAGGATAAAACGTTGCTTGAATTGATTTACCCTCACATTCCTAATGACGCTATTAGAGAAGCATTTTCACGTTACGTGAACGATACGTGCTACGATACGTCGTCGTGTAGTGGACAAGAAAAAGAAGAAGAAGAAGAAAAAGAATTAAAAGATATATTGTCGGGTAAACCCGACGACGCATCTTCTTCCAAAAACGAAAAGGACGAAATTCCTTACACACTGATCATTGATCTGCTGAACAAAGTAGCGGGTAAACGGTACCGACCTACTACACCAAGAACAAAAAAAGACATCAAGGCACGCTGGAACGAAGGTTTTCGCTTTGAAGATTTTAAACATGTCATTCTAGTAAAAACTGAGGAATGGCTCAATGATCCTGCTATGAATAGATATTTACGTCCTGAAACATTGTTCGGTACAAAATTTGAATCTTACCTAAATCAAAAAGGAGGATCAGCGAATGAAGGATTTTACAAAGGAACAAGCGGCCGCAGTCCAGGGCGAAATATCTCGCAGGATGACATTCCTTACTGACGAGCACGGCAATCCCGTTTTCTGTGACAAACACACCCGGATAATCGGGGGAGAAGAAAAGCCGTATCCAGTGCAGTTCATTAAACTGCGGGATGGCTCTGCAAAGTGTCCCATGTGCGAACGGGAACAGCGCAATAAGGAGATTGAGCATGAAACCGAGGAATGGCGCCGCCGGATGGATCAAAAGGTTTTATCTATGTATTCACTAATTGCTGATCCCACACTCAAAGAAGCGACGTTCTCGACATTCCAAAGTTATAACCATGAAGACGAGCGGAACAAGCGCCGGATGATGGAGCTTGTTAAGCAAGTGAAGGCAGGAGCCGTCATGAATATCTTCTTAACGGGTGAATCTAACGCAGGAAAAAGCCATCTCGCTATGTCAGCCATTAAAGAGCTGAACAAGAGGGACGCAGAAGGATACGCTAAATCAGCGTTGTTTGTAAACAGTGACGCCCTTATGAGGCGAATAAAGAACTCATTCAAGGACAGCTCTGAAAGGCTTACGGAAGCTTTTGCGATCGAACTGCTGACAAGGGTTGATTATCTTGTCATTGACGATCTCGGGGCCGAGGTGGGCGACACAGACAACGAAAACAGGGCGGCAAATGATTTTATTCATCGCGTATGGTACGGCGTCTCTACGGGGCGACAAGGCAAATTCACGATCGTTACAACTAATCTATCCGGCGTGGCTCTGACTAAACTTTATGACAAGAAAGTCGTAAGCCGGCTCACGGCACACTTGGAAACAGTCAAATTCGAAGAGAAGCAGAAGGAAAGAAAAGGCCGTACTGCGCCCGCCCTGTCCTTTTAAGGAGGTGAAAACAGTTGATACAGGCAATCATGCCCGGCGTGCTGCAGATCGTCCCTGAACGCAAATTAACGGATGACCAGCGCAAAAAAGAAATAGACGAGCTTATCAAGATTCTTGATCAAAAAATAGCAGACTATCAGAACTTTAGGGGGAATGCAGTGTGAAACACGGGAAGCGCCCGACGCGCGCACAGAAAAATGTCATTAAGGCAAACGGCTTAAACCCGAATAACTGGCTTGTAAGCAAAAATCTGCAGCATGAACACCGGCTTATTATCGTTCATCGGAATACAGGAACGGTCCGGAGGTGCTGGGCATGAGTCAGGCGGTCAATACCGAACGGTTCGAACTGGCTTTGGAAGATATGAATTATGAATGGTCAATGGTCCAGCTAAAAAAGCTCGTTCAATACTGGCATGACGGGAAATCAATTCTTGATATGTCGGAATTATTAAACAGGGATTCGGATGAAATCATTTTGCTGGTCATGGACTTTGCAAGAAAAAACATCCTGCCCGCCCGTAAGAACGGTTTACGCGCTAACAAAAGAATTAGAATATCCGAGAAAACCATGAAAGATAAAATGTTCCGACTACGCTATTTGTTTGAAGAAAGCCCGGTGTATATCCCTTTTCAGGACCTAAACTTCATGTTTTATGACAGCGAAATCAGGCGTTTCCGGGAGCTATGGGCGGCCGACGAGTCATATCTCGACATAGCAAAAGAGCTGAAACGGAATGAAGACGAAACGTTATTTCTTATCATCGATCAGGCAAAAAAAGACCTTATAGAGCCTCGGGAATTCGGCTTGCTCGGAAAGGAAGCGTCAGAAGATGAACGCAACAAACAAAAGCTTCCGTTTTGAAAAAGCAACGGTCCAGCAACTTATGGTCATCGTGCGTTATGAAGACTGTACCCCGGAGGTGCGGAACGCGGCTTTACAAATGCTGATTATGAAGGGAGTGGCAGACGTTGGGACAGGCAGAACGAAAGCATTTAATGGAATGGCTTTTGCTTATCGGTTCTTATGGCAGAGATTTTTTAAACCGCCAGACAGATGAAGAGCTTGAGCGCTTATATAATCTTCAAATCAAAGGCATGAATAAAGAATAGGAGGACAGCACCATGACAGAAAACAAAAACTTGCGTCGGCACGGAGAAGTTACAACACGGGTGATGAGCGAAGAGGAACGCGTTGAGTATATAAAAAAACACCCAATCATTCCGACGGAAAAACCAAAGGTTGGCATACAGCTATTCCCGTCAAACTATTGGATGTAAGGACGGCCGCTAAAGCAACCGCCACCGTATGAATAATAAAACCTAGACACTTTTATTATACCATACGGAGGCTTTGAACATGCAGCCAAAACATATACCAATCAATCAAAATACAGGTATTTCTCAATTTATTGAGCCGGGGAAGGTGTCTGTCATCGTGTTAGACGGCAACCAAAACGCCGCGTATGTCGTTGAGGCACCCGAACACGGCAAAACAATCATTCAAACAGTAAAAGGCGGCCTGGCTCGTTGTGATTACGAGATCGGCCATAAATTCAATTAGCAGGGGTTTTCCCCTGCGGGGGAGGAACGGAAAATGTATCAAAACGAGATTGCCCGCAAGTGTGAACGCTGCGGAAAAATATATTATTCAGCTCAATGGGTTGTATGCAAAACATGTCTTTTAGACCGGGAGGCCCGGGCATGAAAGAATTCAAAATCAACTTGTCAAAAGGTGAGGTTTTATATACCGGCTCTTACATTTGCACCCTTTCGAAAACGGCGGCCAGTGCACCCGAGCAAATTTCTTTAGAAGCAGCGGTCGAAAAGCTCGCGGAAGAGTTAATCATGCAACAGGCCATGAATCGGGAGAATCAGCGGCAGCAGGAAATCGCGGTCAATCAGTTTCGGCAGGCTCAGGCAGAGATACAGCGGCTTACAAAAGAGAATGACAGGTTCAGAAAAGCCTTTCATCTGTTCGCAAATATGAAAACAGTGAGAACGGCGCCTGAATTAGTAATTCAAAGCTATTCACGATATGCGAAGGATCTTCTTGAAGGCAGAGGATTGGAGGGTGATGCGGAATGAATGCAAAAAAAGTAACGATTCCCGCCCGCAATTCCAACGGTTTCCTGATCGGGTTCAAGGAAGTTAATGCACTGTGGGAATGCCCTACTTGTGGCGGGGAAATGGGAAATCCTCAGCTGACGCAGCATGTCGAGGACGGATTCTTTGGACAGGTTCATATTTGGAAAAATCCCTGCGGACATGTAGCTCATTATAAAAATCTTCAGATTGTAGGTGACGCGGAATGAAAGTGAAACATGTTGATCAAGGTGGTTTGAAAAGTAACTGGCGGGAATTTGTTGATTTTGTTAAGTCAAACGGTACTGGCGCTTTTTTCGAATATTTCTTTGTCTTTCATGAACATGAATGTGACGAAGCCTATATATTTGAAGATTCCTCGGAACTCGACAAGTGGTTAGAGCGGGAATTTCATGAGGGGCATTATTACGAGGCTGAGGATCTTGAGAACTCAATGGATGAATGGAAAGTATGGGGCCTTGTTCCGAATTCTGATGTTGAGAGATGGCCTACCCTCCACGATAAAGCGAAGAAAACAGCGATTGTTATTGATGGAGAGAGATTTTACAGGAAACCAGTCAGCATATGCGTAGAAGAGACAGTTTCAGTCTCAGCTTCATCACTGTAAGGAGGAAGAAAAATGATGCCATTACAAGTAGAACTGCAACGGAACGTGAAGGCCACGAAGGACGAAGCAATGACCGTCGAGCAGGCGGCCGAGCTTTTAAAGGTACACCCGGACTACATCCCGACGCTTGTCGCTCGGTCTGACGATCTGAAAATGATAGGCGACCATACCATTATCGCTAAACGGGATAAAACAAATATCTGGCTGGTCGGGGCATGCGTGGGGCTTTTCTTCTTCGCTGTTTGTGTCCTGCCGGGCTTGATGGGGTGACGGGATGATCAAACAACAACTGGGACTTTTCAGAGAAATCATTGTTGATAACTTCGCGGGCGGAGGCGGAGCCAGTACCGGAATTGAATTGGCTACCGGGCTTTCGGTGGACATTGCGATTAACCATGATCCGGCGGCCATCGCCATGCACCAAGTAAACCACCCTGATACAGAACATTATTGTGAGTCTGTTTGGGAAGTAGACCCGAGGGAAGCAGCCAAGGGGCGGCCGATTGGTTTAGCCTGGTTCTCCCCGGACTGCAAGCATTTTTCAAAAGCCAAAGGCGGAAAACCCGTTGAGAAGAGCATCCGGGGGCTTGCATGGGTAGCGGTCAGGTGGGCGGCAACGGTAAGCCCGCGGGTAATCATTCTTGAAAACGTGGAGGAATTTCAGACGTGGGGGCCTCTTGGGAAAGACGGAAGGCCGGATCCGGACAAAAAAGGATATACGTTCCGTTCCTTTGTCAGAGCGTTAAACAGACACGGATACAAAGTCGAATGGAAAGAGCTGAAAGCGTGCGACTACGGCGCCCCAACAATTCGAAAAAGGCTGTTCTTAATCGCTCGACGGGATGGCCGACCGATCATATGGCCCGAGCCGACACATGGCGATCCAAAAAGCGTAGCAGTGAAATCAGGAAAGCTTAAACCGTGGCGGACTGCCTCCGAGATCATGGACTGGTCACTGGAAACACCGTCGATTTTCAACAGGAAAAAGCCTCTTTCTGAAAATACAATGCGGCGCATTGCCCGCGGCATACAACGTTTTGTCATTGACAGTCAAAAACCTTTTGTTATAGGGGAACGCGGTAATTCACTCATTCAAATGGGATACGGCGATCCGGAAGGCCGGCGGGTGCTCGATCTGAAAAAACCACTCGGCACCATAACGGCCGGCGGCAATAAATTCGCCATTGCCACAAGTCACTTGATCAAGCTTCGCGGCACTTGCAGAGACGGCCAAACGGTGACGAACCCAATGCCTACGATAACGGCCGGCGGCCTGCACGTCGGCGAAGTCAGGGCTTTTTTAACGAAATATTACGGATCGGATACGGGACAGGCTCTCAGTGACCCTCTGCATACAGTCACCACAAAAGACAGGTTCGGTCTGGTCACGATTAAAGGCGAAAACTATCAGATCGCTGACATCGGAATGCGGATGCTTCAGCCTCATGAATTATTTGCGGCTCAGGGATTCCCGACTAACTACGTGATTGATAGGGATATAAACGGCGTGGCGTATTCGAAAAAGAAACAGATTGAGCGATGCGGCAACGCAGTTCCGCCGCCCTTCGCTGAACAGCTGGTCAGGGCAAATCTTCCTGAATTCTGCGTAAGTGAACATATGACCAAATTTACAAGGTTAAAGGCAAATTAGGGGAGGGAAAAGCATGGGATTTCCGCGGATTTTACACTATCCGGGCAGTAAATGGTCTATGACAGACTGGATCATCAGCCATATGCCCGAGCATAAAACATACGTTGAACCTTTCTTTGGATCCGGAGCATTGTTTTTTAATAAACAGCCCTCGACCATCGAAACAATCAATGATCTGGATAGCAGCGTGGTCAATCTTTTCAAAGTCATTCGGGATCATCCGGAAGAGCTTGCGAGATTAATTGAATGGACGCCGTTATCCAGAGAGGAATATTACGCCTCCTATGATTCTGAATCAGGCGATGAAATAGAGGACGCCCGACGTTTTCTCATTCGTTGCTGGCAGGCCATAGGAGCGAAAACAAGTGACCGGACAGGCTGGCGGAGCTTGATCAGTAGTAACGGGCCTGACACAGCAAAAGAGTGGGGTAAACTGCCTGCAAAGGTATTGTTAGTAGCCAAGCGACTGAAAGAGGCTCAGATTGAACATCAGCCCGCAGTCCAGCTGCTTGAAAGGTATAAGCGAAAAGAGGTTCTTGTTTACGCGGACCCGCCTTACATCATCGAAACGCGGACAAAGCGGCATTACAAACACGAAATGACGATTGTTGATCATATTGAGTTGCTTGAGACTTTGGACAAACATCCTGGTCCTGTTCTTCTCTCAGGGTATGCACATCCAATATACGATGAACGACTCAGGCATTGGAAAAGAGAAATACGAGAAGTATCAGCGGAAGCCGGGGCCAAACGCCAAGAAGTGTTATGGATCAACCCGGTTGCTGCTGAACAAAGTTACTTTCAGCAATCATTGTTCAGTTTGGAGGGCCGGCCATGATCGAATACCATTGCCCGGACTGCGATTACACCAAATTCGATTTAGAAATCCGCGCAGATGCCTGTTGCCCGCACTGTGGGCGCGGCATGGGCGCCGAGGAGGAAATAGTGTGACTTTACTTGATGACATCGGCTTCACAGAGGAGCAATATCGAGAGCTTCATGAACGCGGTATGTCTGATACGGAAATAGCGAGAGAGGAACTCCATTGCTCTCCATCCACTCTTTCTGTCTGGAAAAAGGCTAACGGCATAGTAATCCAGAAACCGTATCGCCTGTTCACTCTGGAAGAATGGACGGAGCTTCGTAACCAGAATTGGACACACTTCCAAATTGCACGGCATTTCGGTTTCGAATGTATTGATACTTATTTCTATCATGCAAGAAAAATAGGCATTCCGCGTAAACGGAGAAGGGAGAAAGTTAAATCATGAATCTACAAAAAATGTTCGAAATGCAGAAGGTGCTTGATGATCGGATCATCAAAGAAAAGGGGCTTGAGGGGCAGGACCTGCTGCCGAACACTTATGTCGCTCTTGATACTGAATTAGCTGAATTTGCAAATGAAGGACGCTGGTTCAAGCATTGGAGTAATAACCAGCTGCCGAAAGAACCGGAGTATAACTGGAAACCATCTGAGGACGGAGGCGCCCTTGAATGGAAACCTGAATATGGCTATAAATCGTATTCTTTGCTTGAAGAATTTGTCGACTGCCTACACTTTTTTCTTTCAATAGCCATTAAAAAAGGCTGGGAAGATGCTATGAGTCTACCGGAAGAAGGGTTTGTCGAAATGAAGAAAAAGGGATTTGAAGGCGGTTTAACAGGTGTGTTCCTAGAAATGAAATGGATGCTATTAAATTCTTACATGTCCAAAGATCAGAGCACTAAAAAGACCAGTTTCAGTTTGGCTTGGGCCTTGTTCTTGAGCATTGGAACTATCGGTTTCGGATTTACTTTGGAACAGATCGAAGCGGCTTACATGGACAAAAACGCCGTCAATCACCAGCGGCAGCAGGAGGGGTATTGATGAATCACACTGACAACTCGACTAAAAGAAAAGAAATGAACTCTCATGAATTAATAATGAAGCTACGAGAACGACACCAAATGGAAATTTTCTCATCAAACGAACTATGGTGCGTACACCTTTTCGAACTTGATATTTGTCCCAATGACATCGGAATTTCTTGTGACTTTGAAACAAGTGACGAAAGTCTACACGACGCTCTCACAGAAGCGTTGGAATGGTCTTTTGACAGACACTATAGAAAAGGGGAAGAATTTCCTTATGTTTTAGTTGGTAAAAATGATGAAGATGAGGACGCGGAATGAACGAATACACCGAATGCCCGGAATGCGGGAACGATCGCATTAAATTGAATGTATATGAAGTATTTGAAGCTGTTTTTTCCGTCAAGACAGGTAAATGCCTGAACAGGAGTTATCTTTCAAGTGAAACATGGAGTTATCTATGTAAATGCGGTTGGCAAAGTGAAATTATTACCCAATAAGGAGACGAAAAACAATGAAAAAACTATTCAAATCAATCATTCTATCAGCAGCATTATTAACGGGAGCCGCGGCCATTGCGCCGTCTGCTTCCGCCGCATGGTCCGGCTGGCAAAATGAATCCGGGTACAGTGGCCGGGTGTTTACGGATGCCGCAACTTACACGGCTGGCGCCTCAACGGTGGACTGGAAAGCCGAGAAAAAAGGATCAAGGACACTTTATTACACGGCCGGCGTATACAAGAAGCGCAGCGGCGGCGGGCTGACTGATACGAATCTGGTACAGCGGGGTAGCTTCAAAACGGCAACGCCTCTGAAATCATTCAACGTGAGAACGATCCGGAATAAGACCGGGAAAGGAACCTATGTCATTCAGCTGGATTGTTACTCTGATTCCGGCAAGCGGAACTATATCGGAACATTTGAATCAGCAAAATTTTATGTGAAGTAATCAAAAATAAATATGTCCAAGACGGAGAGCCTGCGGACACTGATCATTGCACGGAATCACTGTGCTCTGATTGGTGTCCGTTTTTTATTTGAACGGAGGGATGACATGAAGCAGAAAAAGAAAAAACCCAACAAAAACGCTCAGGAGCGATCAGAGCGCTTTTGGCGGCAAATGATGGGACAAGACAGGCAAACACTAAAAAGAGGCAAAGGCGGGGCGTTAAAGCGTAAATAAGAGGGGGATCATTGTGAAAGATTTACTTTTCAGCTATAAAAGTACACTAAAACAAACAAAAGCAATGTATAAGCCACTTGCGGAAGCAAATGAAAGCGACCTTTCTGCTGCTGGTATAAGAGATAAAAAGAATCTCAGAAATATGATTTCTGATCTCCAATGGACAATCGACTGGCTTGAAAGTGGGAGGCAACCCGTGTCACGTCGCTCAATAGATCGCAGAGTCTCATATCAAAGGACTATGTTCATTGATCCTAAGATAATGGAAGTCTTCTCAAATGATTTTTCTATTCTGCCAGAGCAAACCGGATCAGTTACAGAGGAAGAGCAGAAAATAATTAATGATTGTCTCGGCAAACTTACGAATCGCGAAAAGGAAATTTTTCTTTTGCATATTGTAGAAGGTTTTTCTTATGAACGTGTTAGCGCACTGCTCGGTATTGCAAAAAGCACTGTTCAAACAACGATTAACCGTTCACGAATGAAGATTGCAAGATACATTAATTCAAATATTAAAGGTGCATAGGGGGAAAAGAAATGAATCAAATGGCACTGAACATACCTCAAATTGACGAAGAAGCAACGAGAATGAAAGCAGAAAAGCTGCTCGAACAATATCGCATGTACTTGTTACAAGTGCCGGAGGATTTTTTGCCGAAAGTGACGGCAACATACAGCCTTGTTCCGCCCAGCTTTTCGAATGAATTTCATTCCTCCACAGAAGACGCAGCATTAAAACGCATGGATTGGGAGATTGAAAGGGACCGGTTTTTAAAGAGAATGCAAAGAGCGGTTAATCGGCTTTCTCAAAAGGAGCGGCAAATACTTGTCATGCTCTACATGCAGAATGAAGAAATGTATGATTATGAAGTCTATGGAGAAATGCGACTCAGTCAGCGGAGCTACTACCGGACGAAAGCAAAAGCATTTTACCGGCTGGCCTTTGCTCTTCGTGTGGAAGTCTATAAGGACGGGGGCGCGCCGGAATGAATTTTGTTCAGCCGATAAGGGACTTAGATCAGATATATTATATTAAAAAGTACCTGAAAGAACGGAGCGAACGGAATCACCTTCTTTTTGTGGCCGGAATTAATTCAGGTCTGCGCATATCAGACTTGCGGCTTTTAAGGGTTAGGGACGTGAAGCGCATGTATATCGACCTCCGGGAGCAAAAGACCAGTAAACAAAAGCGAATCAAAATCAATAAAGCATTAAAGAAGGCTTTTGCTGATTATATCAAGGACAAGGATGATCAAGAATTCTTGTTTAAAAGCCGCGAAGGACTAAATAAACCGATAAGCCGCAGTATGGCATATAATATTTTAAGGGAAGCGGCTGATTATGTTGGCCTTGATGGTATCGGGACTCATACAATGAGAAAAACCTTCGGATACTGGCACTATAAGAAATTCAAAGACGTTGCTTTGCTGCAGGAGATATTTAATCATTCAAGCCCTGACATTACGCTCAGATACATCGGAATTACTCAAGACACCATGGATCAAACAATGGATGCATTCAGCTTATAAGCTCATCTGTTTAAAAAACAGACGGGCTTTTTTTATGCCTTTTCCTATGAATAAACCATATTGAGAAAATGTCAAACTCATTTTAGAGAAATGATTTAAACATAGTGGTGGCAAAGGATTCAGCGATTCGGGGAATTGGACACAATATAAGTTATGATTAATTGGGTTATGTGGAAAATCTTGTACACCTTTCGTGGTATCATCGTGTTACAGGAGGTGAGCGGCATGAGTAGAGGCGCAACAGGCTCAGCGTTAGAACAGAAAGGCATGGTTTGATAGAACGATACCAAGTAATGAAGGGGTGAGCGGGATGACTGCGGCAGAGCAAAAAGGAATGTACTAAAAAGATTTTGGCAGAAAGATGGCACGATAACGGCACACCATTTTGTTTTAGATAAGGTATTATGGTAATAGGCAATAAATCAAGGGAGCGGCACTGCTGATGAGCGGGGTCGCTTTTTTTATGTTCCGTGGAAACTGCTCCTGTCAATCGTTCGACAAATTTTGCAAACAGTTCCTTTGTCATGCTATTTCACCGATAATAAAGCAGGGGCGATAAAATGAATTTAGAAACTATAAAGAAGTCAGTTGTATATTTGAAATGTTTTAACGATGATGATCAAGATACCGGAACAGCTCTCTTCGTTAAAAAAGAGAATAAAAGGTACTTAATTACTGTCAGGCATTTAATTTTTAGTGATAAGACTAAAGAAATATTTAAGACTGTTATTAAAGGATTCAACTACAATGAAAAAAGGGATAGTGTAGGATTAGGAGAAATTGAAAATTTCGGCTTGAAATATGTAGTTTATGAGGAAAATGATTATAAATTAGATTTAGCTGTAATATCGCTGAATTTTGAGGAAACAAAGGGATTTGCCCGTCATCTAGAATCTGCGGGGTACAGGCCGTTAGATTTGGCATATTTGAATAATAAAACAATAAAAGAAGGAAACGATATCTATCTTTTTGGGTATCCGATTTTTAGTAATTTAGGACAGATTAATCCAACTTTGAATAACTATCATTTACCCATTTTATCTTCCGGAAAAGTCGCAATGTACCATGAAGATTTCAATTATTTTCTAGGGAACATTTTCAACTATGCTGGTTTTAGCGGAGGACCAGTTATCTGCAATAATAAAATAATTGGAATCTGTGCTGCTCAGGAAGTGTTTCCTTTGTATAACCCGGAAGGTGAAATCGTAACCCATATTAGATACCCAATGACTTATATAAGAAAGCCAAAATATATACTCCAGCTTATAGAAAGAATGCAAAATAATGAAAAATAAAAAAGCGCCTTAATTAGGTGCTTTTTTATATTCTCTGTAAACTGCGTCCGGTAAATCTCAGGATAGACAATCGGCGGTTAACGGCTTGAGTGCGGGGGGGCAGTTTAGAAAGAATATGAAGGAGGATGAATAGTATGAAAACTGGTGGCCAGCATAAAACGCCATTGCTACAGATCGAGCTTGATGACATTACTTCCGTTCCGCGTGTTTTATATAAAGGCGAAGAAATAAAAAATAAAGTCCGTGTAGATTTCTCTTATCTTACTGGAGATGAGTACGGGAATAAGCCAATCTATATTGATATTGTTACACATAGAGAAGATGGAACGGTAAGACGAATTAGCCACAATCAAGGAGCTATTGGTATAGACGAAAGAAGGTTGAGTACAGGCTTAACAGATGAGGGAACATTATGAACCCGCTTAGCAAATGCGAACAATGCGGAGCAAATCACGAGATCGAATTATTTGAGCATAAAGAAGCAAATAGTGTCGTTGTGGGGTTCATTCAATGCCCGGCTTGCCATCATAAAACGGTTTACTCTGTAACAACTCCTCATATCAGATCTCTTATAAAGAGAATAAGAACAATCAGAAACCAATACAGAAAAGCAAAAAGAGTAAAGAAAGCTGCCAGTCTCCTTACTGAATATGAAAAGGTGAAGGCGCAGATTGAAGTTCTTATGAAACCGTTAATTGATCAAGAGAATAAAAGCATTAATCAGTAGCGCCTTTCTGTTCTTTGGAAAAGTGTTTTATTTTTTAGGAGGTCACTATGCAATTTGATGAGGATTTACGCGTGCAGGCTTATAACACTGCCACAAAGCACAATATAACTACAGCAATGATACATGAGGGTTTATACCAATTGTGTGTCTCAGGTTGCCCTTGGAAGGATGCTGATATCGTAGAGGCTTTAGGTTACCTTGGTGACTATGGATTGCATAACCTATTAGCAGTTGAACGTATTGCACGTATAAGCGAAATGCATCCATACAGTAAGGTTAAAGGATTATTGCATCTTCCATATGAGAGTTTAGGGGTTAGAGATAGGGATGAAAAAGGGGAATTCATACCACCAAGGCTATTATGGAAAGAGAACTTTTGTAACAGGAATGAGCGAGGTGGAAGGGATGCCCCTTAAACCTCTCAGGGTATGCGCTACTCGCGGATGCTCCAGCCTCACCCGTAACCGGTACTGCGATACACACAAGACACAGCAACAAGAAGAAACAAAACATTACAACAAACATTCAAGAAACAAAACAATAACAAGTTTTTATAAATCAACTGAATGGAAACGAACAAGACAACTTGCTTTGATACGAGACAATTATCTCTGTCAGCATTGTTTGAAAGATCATTGCTTCACTCCGGCTGACATGGTGCATCATATTGTGGAAGTAAAGCAAGATTGGTCGAAACGATTGGACATAAAGAACCTTGAAAGCTTGTGTAACGCCTGTCACAACAAGGCTCACGGCAGTAAGGGCAAGTGACCCTCCCCCCTAACAAATCTCTGGAAGGGAAACGAACGGAGAACGGCGATCCCCCTTCTGCAAACAAACACCGCTTTTCAAAGTTTCGGAAACAGCAGAAAGCCCCCTCAGCAAATTTGCCGAGAGGGCTTGGTACGACTGGTTTTGTTGTTGATTTCATCGTATCACGATTGGTGAAAAAAACAAGTGAAAAATGCAATTTTTTTGACATGAAATGAGGTGAGAACATGCCGAGGCCTGCAAAATCCGCCACGCTTCAATTGATACAGGGCAACCCAAATAAAAAGAATACGGAAGAGCTGGCCGCCCGGGCTGAGCACGAGAAAAAGCTGAAAATGCGATCCGATAATATAAAACCGCCACCGTGGTTGGATAAAGTCGGAAAAAAAGAATTCAAACGAGTTGCTGCTTTACTGGCTGAGGTCGAGATCATCACGGAAGCGGACATCAGCATGTTGGCCGCCTACTGCAACGCCTACTCTCAGTATATATCTATATCAAAAGTGATTGAAGAAGACGGGATTATGGTCCATACAGAAGGCGAGGATGAAGAGGGAAATCCTATCAAGTTAATAGGGGAAGAACATCCTTTATTAAAGCGGCAAAAAAACTATTATGATCAGATGAAATCGGCTGCTAATGACTTCGGCCTGACTCCGTCTGCCCGGGCTAAGCTTGCTATCACTCGTACACAGGAAGAACGGGAGAAAACAGCTGCAGAAAAGGAGTTTAAAAATGTATGAATACAATCAAACAGTTTCTACTTGATTACTCACGCGATGTGATATCGGGTGAGATTGTGGCATGCGAAAAACACATATGGGCTTGCCAACGTTTTTTAAATGATGTGAGTAGGGAAGGCACAAGGGAATTCCCATATGTGTTTGATGACGAAAAAGCTCGTCGGTTCCTTTACTGGATGACACAATTTAAACATACGAAAGGGCCATTACAGGGTGAAAATATTGTTCCTGAACCTATTCAGATTTTCATCTTTGGTAATGTGTACGGATGGGTGCATAAGGATACCGGCTACCGCCGATTTAAAAAGGTATATTGGCAGGTCGGCCGTAAAAACACCAAAACCCAGAGCCTGGCCTGTGTTGGTTCCTATGAGACAATGGCCAACGATGAGTATATGTCCGAGGTATACATTGGGGCTACAAAAACTGAACAAGCAAAAATCTGTTGGAATGAAATTAAGGCGCAGATAATGCAAAGCGACCTTTTGAACAAGCCGGAAAAGAAATATCGGATTGCTTATGGGAAAATTGAGCATCCCAAAACACAGTCGAAAATTGAGGCGCTTTCTAAAGATGCCGGGAAGACCGGAGACGGATTCAACCCACAATGCGGCATCATCGACGAATACCATGCTCATAAAACCTCAGAAATTTATGATGTCCTGGCTTCCGGTATGGCCGCCCGTGCCCAGCCATTAATGTTAATTATTACGACGGCCGGCTTTGAATTAAATAATCCTGCTTACCGTGTGGAATATGACTACGTGTCTCGCATACTGGACCCGAATAAGGTCGAACAGAACGAGCAATATTTTGTAATGGTCAATGAGCTTGATAAAGGCGATGACGTCAAGGATGAAAAGAACTGGATTAAAGCGAATCCGATTGTCGCTGCCAATGAGCACGGTTTGAATTATTTACGTGGGGAATTGGAGGTCGCGCTTGCTGTCCCGGAAAAAATGAGAAATTTCATGACCAAAAACATGAACATCTGGGTAAACATGCGGGAAAACGGCTATATGGATATGCAGGCCTGGACGGACTGCGGTTCTGATAAAATTCCGGATCTGAAAAACAGGGAGTGTTACGTCGGTATCGACTTGTCAAAAACAATCGACTTAACTGCAGCATCTTTTGTTTTTCCTCTGGATGATGGGCGTGTTGCTGTGGAAAGCCACGGTTTTATGCCGGAGGATACTTTTTTTGAGCGAATGAAAACCGACAACGTCCCGTATGACACATGGAAAGATAGGGGATGGCTTACGACAACTGACGGAGCTGTTGTTGATTATGATTACATCAGGGCTTACATCAAAAAGATGGAGCAAGAAAACGGCTGGCGTATCAAAGAAATTGGATATGATCCATACAATGCGACGCAGTTTGCTCAGCAGATGGAGGCGGACGGATATGTAATGATTGAAATTCGTCAGGGTGTTGCTACTCTATCGGAACCGACTAAAGGCTTCAGAGCTAAGGTGAAATCAAAAAAAGTCATTCATCCGAAAAATTCACTGCTAACTTGGGCGATGGGGAACGCAGTAACCAAAGTGGATGCTCAAGAGAATATCATGCTGGATAAATCCAAATCAACACAACGGATTGATCCTGTAGCGGCATTGATTAATGCTTATGTACGAGCTTCTCAAACTGATAATGAAGTAGACCTGAACTCATATATCAAATCAGCGTCATTCTCTTTCTAAGGGCGGTGTAAACGTGAAAAAAATATTCGCATTCATGCTGCTTCTGTTAAACGATTTTCTTTTTATCACAGGTGCAGCATTTATAGCGTGCGCCGCATATCGCTTGCATACAAACATCGGTCTTTTGACGACGGGTGTCTTTTTTATATTTTATGCGGTGTTAATCAGCAAAAAAAGGGGGTGATTGATTGTTTTTGGAAGGGCTGTTTTCAAAAAGATCAAATGAATCAGAGACTTGGAATCTTGCGAACCCTCCTGACTGGATCATTGATATGTTCGGCGGCTCAAAGACGGCCAGCGGTGAACGTGTGAGCGAATCAACCGCCTTAATTCATCCTGATGTCTATTCATGTGTGAATGTATTGTCTGATGACATTGCTAAGCTTTCGGTCCATACGTTCAAAAGTCGCCAAGGTGATATTATCAGCAGCATGAAACATCCTGTTGCTCAATTACTCTATTTGAAACCTAATCGTTACATGACGGCTTTCACATGGAAAAAGCTAATGATGATTCATGTCTGTCTTTGGGGAAATGCCTACTCTTATATCAAAGTGGATAAAACAGGTAAAATTATAGCCTTATTACCGTTAAATCCAGCCAATACACAGGCCTATGTAAATCCGAACAACGGTCTACTGTGGTATGAAACGGTCATTAATTCAAAAAGTGTTGAATTGTATGCGGATGAGGTCCTGCATTTCAAGGGTATGACAGAAGACGGGATTAACGGGAAAAGTCCGATAGGCGTCATAAGGGAACATATCGGTGCTCAGTCTGCTGCAACCAAATTTAATGCGAAATTGTATAAAAATGATGCTACTCCCCGTGGAATATTGAAAGTCCCAACCTTAATTGATGAAGACGCAAAAAATCGGGCTAGAGATGAATGGGAAAAAGTCAATGCGGGCCGCAACATCGCAATTATTGATGCCGGTCTTTCATATGAATCAATTTCAATGCCTTTACAAGAAGCGCAATTTGTGGAGTCGATGAAATTCAACAAAGCACAAATTGCGTCTATCTATAAAGTCCCTCTGCACAAAATTAATGAACTGGATCGTGCTACTTTCAACAATATTGAGCACCAGTCCATTGAGTATGTGAAAAATACGCTGCATCCTTGGCTGGTATCCTTTGAACAGGAAATCATCACAAAGCTTTTTACTGATGGTGAAATAAATGAAGGATTTTACATCAAATTCAATGTAAACAGCGAGCTGCGCGGTGACGCAAAATCAAGGGCCGAGTATTACGAAATTATGGAACGGATCGGCGCCTTAAATATCAATGAAATTCGTGCACTGGAAGAGAAAAATGCGATTGAACACGGTGATAGGCACCTTGTGTCGCTTAACTATACCTTCCTTGATTCATTGGAGCAGTATCAAATGAACAAAGCTGGCTCAAGTAAAGGAGGTGATGGCAAACATGAGCAAGGAAGTACGTCATCTGACAACGAAAATTGAGTTGCGCTCTGCCGGTGAAGGCGAAGAGAAAAGGCATTTTATTGAGGGGTACGCATTGAAATTCGAAAAATGGTCCGAGCCGTTGGGAGGATGGTTTAAAGAAATCATCAGCCGGAATGCCTTGGATTCCGCAGACCTTTCTAACGTAGTCGCTCTTTTTAACCACCGTCAGGATTATCCCTTAGCGAGAAATACCGTTTCTGAGGACGTAGGGAGGCTGGAGCTAGAAACAGACGCAATAGGTCTCAAATTCCGTTTTATCCCTACAGACACGTCATACGCGAAAGATTTAATGGTGAATGTTAGAAGCGGAGTCGTTAATCAGTGTTCTTTTGCTTTTTCTTTGGATTACAGTCAAGGAGATCCGGACGAATGGCGACATAATGATGAAGAGGACATTTATGAACGCCGCATCAATAATATCGAACGTATCTTTGACATTTCTCTCGTAACGACGCCTGCTTATAGCGATACGGAGGCAGTGATTGGTGAACGCAGTTTAGAAAAAGTGGAGCAGTTAAAAGAAATGCGGACTGCCCCAATTGAAAAATTGAAAATGGAACTTGAGCTTTTAGACCTCACATTGTAGGTCTATTTTTATGTTCAAATATAAGGAGGATACCTGAATGCCAGTAGCAATGACAAAAAAAGAACGTGAATTAAGACAAAAATTCACACAGAAAAAACAAGAGGCATCCAATCTTTTGGATGAAGGAAAGTCCGAAGAAGCCCGCAGCATGCTTGATGAAGCGAAGGCGCTGCAAAGACAAATCGAACTGATGTCAGAAGAACGCGGCTTGGAACTGCCGGCTTTGGATGAAGAGCGAAACTTTGTACCGGAACTTGAACGAAAACCTGATGAGGAACCGGAACAGCGCGACATCTTAACAGCCACAAATGAGTACCGGGATGCTTGGTTTAAAGTGCTGACCGGACGCAGCCATGATCTCGGAGACGAAGAAAGAAGCATGATGCAGCGTGTTCTGAAGGAAAATCGCTCGTTGTCTTCTGGAAGTGATAAAGACGGCGGGTATACTGTTCCGGACGATATTTCAAAAGAGATTTTGAAATCCATCAAGGAATTAAATTCCGTTCGGAATCTGGTTCGCGTTGTGCCTAAAACTGCTCCATCAGGGAGTTATACAGTCCGAAAAGGTGTAGCCGGAAAACTCTATAATACAGCCGAGAAAGAACAAATTAAAGAACTAAAAAACATGGAATTTGAACAAATCTGGTACAACGTTAAAAAGTTCGCCGGATTTTTGCCTGTTTCTAGCGAGCTATTAAATGATTCTTTTGTAAACTTTGTTCGTGAAATCGTAGACTGGCTCTCTGAATCCGCTGTAGTGACAGAAAATGATGAAGTCTTTTATGGAAAAGGTGGGGAGACGAATGTTGAAGGCATCATTACCAGCGGCAAATACAAAACGCTTAAAGCGCCATCTGTAATTACGATTAAATTTCTACGCAAGGTTAAAAACCAAATTAAACGCGGATATCGTAAAAATGCAAAGTGGGTTATGAATACTGAAGCGTTTGAAACTCTGGCAAATATTGAAGATAAAAACGGCAGAGGTATCTTAGCTCAAGATCCTAGGGACGAAGACAGCTTCCTTTTGTTCGGACGTCCGGTTGAAGTTTATGACGAAATTGTAACTGACGACAAGACACAAAAGACTCATATTCTTTTCGGTGATTTTGAAAGTGCATATTTCATGTTTGACCGTCAAAAATTCGAAATCAAATCTACAGATGTAGGCGGAGACGCTTTTCTTACGGATCAGACATATTTCCGCGGCATTGAACGTTTCGACGGAAAAGTAGTAGATCCGGAAGCAGCCGTCATTGTCACTGATCTTGTCGTCGGGGAAGACGCAAAGGTAGAAACGCCTGAACAGTCTGCTGATCTTGGAAAGTAAAAATAAAAATTGAAAGGATTGATCGACATGGCGAAATTAGACAATATTCTGAACGAAAGTAACGGTGTATTAACTTCTGCGAGGGACAACGGTAAAGGAGTGCCGATCACTGACATTTCGGTTGCGGATAACAGCGAAGAAAATCCTCTTTACGTAAAAGGCCTAAAGGGTGATCCGGGTGAACCAGGACCAAAAGGCGAGAAGGGAGATCCCGGCGATCCAGGCCCGAAAGGTGAAAAAGGTGATCCGGCTGTCATTGAAGAGGGCAGCATTGCACATGAAATGCTGGGCGAAAAATCAGTTCGCAGTAAAAATGTTGGGACTGGCAGCATCATGTTGGAGCATCTGAACAGTGAAGTAAAGGCTGTACTTGACGGTATGCAAAAACAAATTGATGAACTGAAACCCACTACTCCTGCAGAATGAAAGGCAGGTGATACCAGATGACAGAAGCTGAAAAAATAGAATTAGAGAAAGTGAAAAAATTCCTCCGGGTCGATGGCGATCTGGAGGATGATTTAATTCTAGACTTTATCGCATCAGCAAAAGAACATATAACAGGTGCTACTGGCCTTACATTTCCGAATAACTCAGCACGAGCAGCTATGTGTGTAAAAGCTTTTGTGACGCATTGGTATGAAAACCGGGAGATTGCCGGCACGACATCCAATCTTGATGGAGTGTTGACTATGATGATCAATCAGTTGAAATACACGGTTCCAGAGGTGAAGGCCAATGCTAAATGATATGCGGTATCGCATTCAATTTCAAAAAAAGAAGCCCGGCGGCCGTCTGCCTGTGGAGGGAAATGATAGCTGGGAAACAGTTATTGAATGCTGGGCAAAGGCGGAGGGCTTAAAAGGCCGGGAATATTATGCTGCAGCGGCCATACAAAAAGAAAAAACAGTTCAATTTACAATCCGGCACCGGGAAGATATCAATGAACATATGCGAATCGTCTTTCAGGGCGTTCCATATGAAATTGAGGCTATCTTACCGAATTATTCGCGGCGGCATTTCATTACGATTAAAGCGAATGTGGTGAGCCGATGAACTTTGAATTGGAATTGAAAGGGTTTAGGGAGCTTGAATCTACTTTTGCTGATCTGGCCCGTAAGGATGAAAAGATTCATAAAGCATCAGTGAAAGCCGGAGGGGCTGTTTTGGCTGCGGAAATTAATGAGGAAGCTCCACGCTCTTCCATTGGCGGAAGTCATCCGCACATTGACGATGATATTATAGTCGGCAGCCGTATCAGGCGGGACGAAGACGGAGAGATATCCGCAGTTGTAGGCCCTACAAAAGATACAAAATTCCGTGTTCACTTGCCGGAATTCGGCACGCTCCATCAAGCTGCCAATCCATTTATTCACCGGAGTATGCTAAAGGCGAATGGCAAGATGCTTGATGCAATGGAAAAAGTCATAAAGGCGGGATACAAGCTGTGAATCTTATCGAACGGGCTGCACAATTGAAAAACAGTTTATTTGAAGCGCTGGAAGCTCATCCGGCGCTTTTATCATTGGTTGACCCCGGCAATATCTATGAATTGGCAGTGCCGGAAGGGATAAAAAGCCAGCCGCCTTATATTGTCGTACAAGAATTAGATTATCGAACAACCAAATGGGCAGACGGTAAGCCCATCCAGGACAGCACGCTATATCAGATTGATGTGTACCACAATCAGTCTTGTGAATCCGTAATGGCTGCTGTCGTTGATGTAATGGGAACTTTTGATTTCCAGACTTATGGTCCTATTAATGAGTTTTTACAATCTGAGCGCCTCATTCGAAAAGGTTATCGGTTCGAGGCCAATATTTTATTATAATTGGAGGTTTTATCATGCCCGAATACAGTTCTATGGTGGGATTGGAAGGCGTTAAGTATTCACCATTAATCAAAAAAGAAGGCTTGTGGATCGCCAGCAAGATCATTGATTATCCACATGTTATCAACGCAAAGATGGCAACCGATTCATCTACAGAAAAACAGTACGCAGATAACAAAGTAGCTGATTTAGCTGTCTCGACTGGCTCAACGAAACTCGACTTAGAAATGCGAGACGTACCGCCGGAACACCTTGTCAATTTATTTGGGATAGAGGAAACCAAAGACGGTCTATATCTTTTCAAGAAAAACGTTACTCCGCCGTGGATCGCGATTACCTTCTTTGGTGTCAAAGCAAACGGAAAAAAACGTCATGTAGGCTTAGTTCAAGGTCGATTCACTTTGCCGGATGATGACTGGAGTACAAAAAAAGAAAAAATAGACTTCCAGACCTCTAAATTGTCCGCGGAGTTTCTTGAAAGAGAGCAGGATGACGTGTATAAAATCATCGCAGATGAAGACGCGCCTAATTTCGATTTAGACAAGTTTTATGAAAAGGTATACGGCAACGCCTACACTTCATCTAAAGATGAACCCAAAGCAAGTAAAAGTACTGATCTTGGCGCTTAAAAAGGGAAGCAGAGTGCTTCCTTTTTAATATCTATAACAATTAAAAGGAGGAGTCGACATGGCTCAAAAACATATTTCAATCAAACTATGGTTCGAAGATGAAAAGAAATTGAAAACATTTATTGCACCTCGGACAAATACGAAAACACTTATTGAAGCATTACGGTTGAACGCAGAAGCTGAAAAAACAGCAGAAAATTTGGAGAAAAGCATCAAGATTCTTGAAAAACAGCTGCAATTTATCGTAGGGGTATTCCGGAATCAATTTACTTACGATCAATTATTTGAGGGGCTGGAATCTTTTGAAGTTACGAAAGAAGTGAGCCGCATTCTCTCGGAAGTTGCCGGCTATAAAGAAATTGAGGCTGCTGATCAGGATTTTTTGCCGGAACAGACGGAGAAGAATACACCTACGAGCGCGGAATAGAGCAGATAAATGAAATTTACGCCACTCTCCTACAACAAGGGTGGAGTATGAGCGCAATTGACGAGATGGACATATATCACTATTTAGAGATATTGACCGAAACCAATAAACCAGAAGAAGTGAAATTTGAAGATGTCTTCTTTTAGACGGGCTTATAGCCTGTCTTTTTTGTTGAATCTTTGCCAGGAAAGCGGGGTGGATACATATGGCTCAACCAATAGGAAATATGGTCGTTAAGGTAGGTCTTGACGATACGGGATTTAACCGGGGCATTGAAGGCTTAAAAAGGCAGATGCGATTGGCCAATTCAGAAATGAAGGCAGCCGGAAGCATTTATAAAAATGCCGGCGACCAATCAAAGCTCCTACAATCGCAGATGGAGGGCTTGAGTAATAAGTATAAGATTCAAGGACGGTTGGTCCAGGAGCACCGTCAGCGGTATGAAGAACTGGTCAGACAAAAAGGAAAAGACAACCGAGAGACACAGATTCAGGCGCGGCGTTTGAATGATGCTATTGCGGTTCATGAGAATCTCGGCAAAGAGCTGAATAAAGTCAGCAAAGAGTTTCAGACCATGTCAGACAGCAGCAGTCGGGCTGCAGGAATTTTTTCTGTTTTTAAAAAGGATTCAAAGGATGTATCAGAAGAGCTAAACGCTGTTTATAAATCTGCAACAGCCACAGGAAAGGCATTAGCGGGAATTGGTGCCGCCGGAGCGCTTGGGATCGGTGCAACCGTTAAGGCCGCAGCGAGCTTCGAGAAAGATATGAGCCGTGTCGCCGCCTTGGCGAACGCAACGAACGATCAATTGGCATCATTAACAGAAACAGCCCGTCATCTTGGCGCCGTCACACAGTATACGGATGGACAAGTAGCCGAAGGCATGCAGTATTTAGCGATGGCCGGATATAAGACGAATCAAATTATCGGCGCTATGCCCGGCTTGCTTGCGACGGCAGCCGCCGGACAAACTGACCTCGGCGTAACGGCTGATATCGTTTCTGACATCTTAACCGAATTTCATATTAAGGCAGAGGACACAAACCGTGTTGCCGATGCAATGACGTATACGTTCACGAACTCCAATGCCACTTTGCAGGAGATTGGTCAAACGATGAAATATGCGGCTCCGGCTGCTAAAACAGCAGGTCTCAGTATGGAAGAGTTGGCCGCGGCAACCGGTATTCTGGCAAACAGCGGAATAAAGGCAGACATGGCAGGTACAGCACTTCGATCGACGCTTACTCGTTTAGCGGCTCCGCCTAAACCTGCGGCTTCGGCTATTGAAGAATTAGGTTTAAAAGTGACAGACTCTACCGGAAAGATGCGCCCGCTGGCCGACATCATGGGGCAGATCACAGAGAAAACAAAAAATTATACTGAAACAGAACAGATCCGGATCGCTAAACAGCTGGCCGGACAACATGCTATATCTGGATTTATCACGCTCATGCATGCAGGTAAAGATAAGCTGGAAGAATTCACAAAGGAAATAGAAAACAGCGGCGGTATTGCTGAAAAAGTGGCTGACACGCAGATGGACAACCTGGCCGGATCTGTAGAATATCTGAAATCTGCAACAAACAACGCCGTCATCACCATGGGAAACCAGTTTATACCGATCATCAGAGCTGCTACTGACGGCCTGACTTCATTAGTGACATGGTTCGACGCCTTACCGAACTCCGTCGCAAGCACAATTGCTATTACGGCCGGAGCTGTAACAGTATTTTCTCTTTTTGGCGGGGCTGCCTTGCTGTTAATCGGGGCATTACCGAGGATCGCAGCAGGATGGAACATGCTCCGCACGGCGGGGGGATATTTAACCGGTAACGTCAATCGGGCATCGGCAAGTCTCGGCGTTTATACGACTGAAGCCGTTGCGGCAGGCGCTGCATCCCGAACAGCGGCAGCTGGCATTGCGACAACTTCCACTGCAGCAACGGTAGCAGCCACCCGGATGGAAAGACTCAACCAAACAAACGCCGTGGCAGCAACACGAGTGGGCCGACTGGAGCAATCGACAAATAGAAGCTCGAAAGCGATGCGCGGGCTTGGCGGCGCATCCCGGGTGGCCGGTACTGGTCTAACTCTTTTCGGCGGTCCAATCGGGACAATTGCGGGACTCGTTCTTACCTTTGCTCCTGAGCTGTTAAAGTTCGGTGCCGGAATTATCAAAACCGGATTAAATGCTGTAAAAGGGGCAGGCGGATTTATGAAGCTTGCAAAAAGTGGTTTCGGCCTGTTTAACATACTTAAAAATGGCACTGCTGTTGTCGGTCTTTTACGTGGCGGACTTGGATTGTTAGGCGGACCAGTCGGCGCGCTCATTACGGGTGTGACCCTCTTAGCTGATGCAGGATTTAAGTATTATGACAATTTAAAGAAACGAGTGCTTCCGGCGACAATTGATTTTGGAGACGGTGTATCAAAATCCACTGCAAAAGCCGTCAACGCCTATGAAGACATGAACATTGAGGTTACCGCCAAGCTGAACACTCTCCGTGCGACCAATGCTACCATCACGAACGACATCGCAGATGACATGTCAAAGCGCTTTAAAGACATGGGAGATTCTTTGAAAAATGGATACAAAACCAGCGCCACCAATGCAACTAAAGTGCTGAAAGAGTTTTATGCTTCTAATAAAGGAATGTCTGATAAAGAAGAAAATAAAATCATTGGCAAAATTGATGCTTATAACGAGAAAAAACAAAAGAAGATCCAAAAGTATGTTGATCGAGTAGATGAAATTTATAGGACTGCCGCCCGTGAAAATCGAAAAACCACGGAAAAAGAGAATAAAGAAATAGCTAAAATTCAAGGCAAAATGCTTGCTGAAATGGAGACTGCACTCTCACGTAGCAAAGACGAGCAAACCAAAATCTCCAAAAAATTAAAAGAAGAAACGTCTAATCTTTCTGCAAAGCAAGCGGCGGCCGTAGTAAAAGACAGTAACAATGCAAAAGAGAAAACGATTAAAGCAGCTAAGAAACAACGTGATGCTGTTATTGATGCCGCTGATGAACAGTATTATGTGAAACGTTCAATTTCTAAGAAAGAACACGATAAAACCGTTAAAAATGCAAAGAGTCAGGCTAAAAAGACAATTAGTGAAGCGGAGAAAACTCATAAAGGTGTCGTAGAAGAGGCAAAAAAACAAGCTGAAGGCCATATCAGTCAAGTTGATTGGGAAAAAGGTGAAGTGCTTGGTGTCTGGGATCAGTTAAAAGTAGATTTAGCAACTAAAGTAAACGCTATAACTGACGGCATAAATACAGTTTTGGAATTTATGCACATTCCTACAATTCCCCAGTGGAAGCCGGCAGGTTACGACAGTCGCCAGTCTTCCACAATGCAAATTGCGCCGGGGTTAGCCTATGCCAAAGGAACAGACTTCCACCCCGGTGGCCGGGCATTAGTCGGTGAGGAAGGATGGGAGCTTGCTCACACGCCCGGTATCGGCACTTACATTGTCGGAATGGGCGGCCCGCAAGTGTGGGATCTTCCGCGTGGTACGTCTGTTCTTCCGCACGCTCAGTCGAAAGAAGCAGCTGTCACAGGGCTTCCCGGTTATGCAAATGGGGTCGGAAACTTCTTCAAAAATGCGTTTGAGGGATCAAAAAAGCTGGTAAAAGGCGCTGTCTCTTTCGGCAAGAATGTCATTGGCAAAACGAAGGATGTCGCTTCTAACGCTATGGAAATGATTATGAAAGGGCCGAAAAAGATAATCAGCAGCATATTCAAAGGTATGATCCCATTTAAAACAGGAACCGGCATAGATGGATTAGGGACTGGTATTCTCAAAACGCTAAAAAGCGGTGCCCTTCAATTCTTAAAAGGGGTCTTGCCGGATGTGGGATTTTTTACGGCCGATGCCTATAAAGGCGCAACCGGATCTGCCCAGGTACAAAAATGGGTAACAGAAGCCGTCGGCATTGCTGGTGTTCCGTTTTCATGGATTCCCGGCTTGATCACGATTGCCATGAAAGAGTCCGGAGGGAATCCAAATGTCGTCAACAGGTGGGACTCTAACTGGAAGGCAGGTAATCCTTCACAGGGACTAATGCAGACGATTCCAAGTACGTTTGCCTCAAATGCATTTCCGGGTCACAACAACATTTTGAATCCCGTGGATAGCGTTTTGGCTGCTATTAATTACATTAAGGGGCGATATGGAGACATATCAAATCATCCCGGCTTGAAATCAATGGCGCGCGGCGGCCCGTACGTAGGGTATGCAAAGGGCGGTACTTCTCCGGGGCGCGGCGGCTCCAAGCTCGCCGTCCTCAACGAACGAGGATACGATGAAACCACTATTACGAAAGATCCGGCATACCGCGAAAGGAATATCGGATTGTGGGCGCGGGTTGGGCGTGAGCTTGGCGTCCTGCCTTCTCTGCAGGAAGGGATGATCTCGAAGGCTTTACTATTGCTTCAAAAAGCATCCGTGGCACAGCCTGAAAATGATAAAAGCGTCAATATTGATATGACTCGGGTCGTGGAGAATCAAGAAAGGCAAATCAGTATGATGGGGCAGCAGATCGACGCTCTCCAGCAGAACATTCAGCTACTACAACAACTGGTCTTAAAAGATAACAACACCTATATTGACGGTGCTCGAGTAGACCAAACGAGTGCTGACCGATATAGAAGAAAACAATATAGAAACGGGGGTAAGCCGGCTTGGTAAAACTATTTTTGGATTTTGATAACGGATTGGGGGAGCAGAGCCTTGACAGCTTGCTCCCTCAATTTGAAGTGTTGAGTTTTTTGGCGGAAGCGCCGGTTATCAATCGGGAAACGATCACGATCCCGCGGCGACATGGTGTTATCTCAGCACAGCATCCTCGTGACGTGACTTATTCATCAAGAAAGGTAACTGTAGAAATATATTTGAATTCGAAGATTCACAATAATTTTTACATGCTTAGGCATCAGCTTTATGCTTTATTGGTGAAGCCATTTGCCTATTATATTTCTACTGACTTATGGCCGAATCGCCGTTTCCTTGTCACGTGTGATGGGAATTTTAGCATCCCCAAAGAAAAGGAGAAAACACATACTGTTTTTTCGGTCGAGTTTACCAATATTACCGGGATGGCAGAATCTAAACATTCAACCAAAACAGCGCAAACTCAGTCAGGAGAGAACTGGAACATCGGTATGAACCTGCAATCAGATGACAACCTGGCCTATTATTTTAAGAATCAGAAACGTTTCTCTGTCTTTAATTCCGGAGACGTCCAAATCAATCCTCTTGATCATGCGTATAACGTCCTATTGAACGCCAAGGGCAAGAATGTAACGCTAATCAATCATACCAATGGCGAGAAATTAACGATTGAACAAGAGTTGAAGAAGTCACAGCAGATATCATTTTTAAAGCAGTACGCGCTGCTCAATAATAAACCAATAAAAACATCTGGACGTCTGCCGAATCTCGAAATTGGATGGAATGAGTTTGAAGTTCAGAATGCTGATGATTTTGTCATAGAATTTGACACGAGGCTCTATTACTTGTAAGGCAGGCGTTTTATATGGCGAATACAGATTTTATTAAAGAGATTGCCGGCGACGCCCAGCAAATATATAAAAAGCACCGTATTCTCGCATCACTGATCATTGCGCAAGGATGCTTAGAAAGCGCGTGGGGCACAAGTGAATTGGCGACAAAAGGACATAACCTTTTCGGTATGAAGGGCGAATACAACGGCCAATATGTCATTATGCAAACATGGGAAGTTATCAACGGAGAAAACGTACAAGTTCCGGCTAAATTCAGGAAGTACCCTTCATGGAAAGAATCTATACAAGACTTGGCGAACTTGTACTTGAATGGCCTTAGCTGGGACAAAAACCATTATAAAGCTGTCGTCGGGGAAACAGATTATCAGAAAGCAACTGCGGCTCTCGTCAAAGCCGGGTATGCTACCGACCCAAATTACGCAACAAAATTGAACAGCCTCATTTTTACCTATAAATTAACGAAATATGATACAACCGATGGAGTACCAGACGAACCAAGTAATCCGAGCACACCAGATCCTGAGCCGGACATACCAAGTAAAGAATATGACGGTAAAGACATTACGCTGAATCAAAACTTACCAAAAGACGTTTACTTCCCTCAGCTGCATGTTTCCAGCCAAGACGGAAATCAAGTAGTTGAAGTCATTGGTGCCGATCCGGATCTATTAGATGACACCACCGGAAAAAAAGATATTGAGTTTACGATAACTCGAACTGATGATAACGGCATTGAATATGACTTGCTCATAAATGACAATATTCTTTACCTGGATGAAAAGAAATTTAACCATCAAAAATACTTTATCACGATGATCGAAGTCGATCAGGAAAAGACACTCAGCAAGAAAGTTTCTGCAAGCCATGTTTTCGTTGCCGTTTTGAACAACCATTATGTAGAAGAGACGATCAGCGGCACACTGACTGTACGAAAAATGCTTGATTTCACATTGAAGGGGACGAAATTCTCTTATATTTTCAAAGACAAGGAAAGTGAATTTGAAAGTGTAGAGCAGGAGAATTTTGGTGATAAGTTTGCGAACGAGCTGATAAGCGAAATTGTGGAAGACTACGGTTTAGAACTGGATGTAGATAATTACAAGATTTACATCTATAAAAAGATGGGAAAGCGTATCAATCACACTCTCGACTCTCGTTATAATATGCCCGGTATTAAAATTAAAACATCGACAGAAGGCTGCTCTACCCGGGCGCGGGGGTTCGGTGCGATTAAGGAAAACAGCAGCACAGACAGCAAAAAAACGGAGTACGTTTTTGATCCAGTCCTTTACAAGCACCCTGACGAAGATAAGTTCCTGCTTGATGGCATGCCACGGTGGGCTGAGCCACTGCGCAACGAGCGTTATAAAAAAGAGTCCAGCATGATGACGGCGCTTAAAAAATACGTGAATCCTTACCCGAAGATGGAGATCGAAGTGGATTATGAAAACATCTATGAGCCGAAGCTTCTTGAAATACAAGATGATTTTTGGAAGGGAGACACACTTCATGTGTTGGCTGATACAGCATACGGTGTGACTTATGAAGACGATGTCAGGCTGCTTTCCATTCAATACAAGCCCTTAAATCCATATGCAAAGCCAACATTGAACTTTGCTAATTTCCGTAAAGATATCCAGGATATCCGCATGGAGCAAGAAAAACGATTGAAAGATCAAAAACGTTATGTTCAGAAATTAAGAATGATGATTTAAAGCACCTCTATTGGGGTGCTTTTCGTTTTAGTTGAAAGGAGTGTTCTAAATTGGTCAGGCTTACCAAAGACTATGATACCACCCGAAATGCCCGGTATACATCTCAAATAAGGGATGACATGGAAACTATAGAAAATGGAATAAATAAAATTGATGATGATCTTAAAAGGCACCGAGCAGGAATTGCCGTTCATGATTCTTCACAGATTACACATGATGGGTACACCGTCGAAAACCGTTTGAAAAATCTGTTTGCGCGATTTACTAACCTTGTACTGAATCATGACGGTAAAGACGTGAAAGAAGTCGTGGATTCCCGCGTAACGACGGATGGGGAAATTGCCGCAACATTGAAAGACAGGCTCGATAGGGAATTCAGCAAGCTTGACAGGAAAATCAAACGCGTTGTAAATGTTGATGACTTCGGGGCTGACCCGACGGGAAAAACGGACAGCACGGAGGCATTTAAGAAGGCATTCGGAACCGGTAAGGTGCAGGTGGTTATGTCAGCTGGCATTTACGTCGTGAAAGGTTTGAAAATCCCTTCCTGGGTTCGTCTCGTCGGTCAGGGAATCGGCGTTACATTCTTAATTTTGAATGATGAGACACCGGCGTCAGAATGGGTCATTACGAATGCGGACTACGAAAAAGGGAATCGAAACATTCACATTGAAGGATTCTCAACAGACTGGAATCAAGAACGGCAGGGTGGTTTAAGGGCGACAGGCGGGCAGCATTCCACATGCGTTGCCTTTGCGAATTCAAAATTCATCTGGATTAAAAATATAGAAAACATTAACCCCGCACTTCACGGCATTGATATAACAGCGCCAACGTATGACCATCTGCCAGATACCGAGTATACAAAAGACGGCTGCAGATATGTATGGATTGACGGATGCGTTAACTCAGGGTATGGGGATGACGGAATAACAACCCATTACAGTGAGTATATTTTCATATCAAACTGCCATTGCACAAACCCGACAGGCATCGCACATGCTGCGGGAAAGGCTAACTCTAATGGCATTGAGATTGATGATGGTTCTAAGCATGTATGGCTGCTCAACAACTATACAGAAGGAAACATCCGCGGCGTTGAAGTTAAGGCGCATACCGAATGGCCGGCTTCCCAAAATGTTCATATCCTCGGCCACGTTTCATATCGGGACGTGCGGGCTTATGATTTGCGGCATATCGGCCACCATAAAGCAGATGATCCTGAGAGTACTACAGCTTATGATGTGACGTTAACGGACTGCACCGCAATAGAACCGGTTTTTAATGATCTGTATGAGGGAATTACCCCGCGTGCTCTTGTTGTATCCGCATATAAGAACGTGCAGATTGTCAATTTTTCTGCAATCGGAAATCCCAATTACGATTACAAAAACAGTCCGGTGATAGCCTTTCAGTATCGCTGCAGAAATATCACCGTAAACGGTATTAAAATGAGAGGGTTCAGAAAGGCTTCTCATGATATTCGAGTGTACGGAGGCCCACAAAAAGCTGATTACGTGAAGATCTCAAATTTTGATATTTACAACTCGGCTCCTGCAGCTTTCGGTTTAGGCGGCGGGGTTTATCATTCAAGCATTATGAATGGGACGATTATAGGTAAAAACGGAACCGTCGGAATTGGTTCACCGAATAATCAAACAACCATTGTAGGTGTAGAAGCAGCCGGGTATAAGATATCTGCTCAATTGGCCGGGAGAGAGTACAGCACTATCCCGACAAGAGTAAAAGGCGGATTTATGGGCGGCAATACTTCCGGATCAGCTCTGCATGAAGCGAGTGCCATTTTAGGCAGTACAGGTGACAACATCGCAAAAGGCCCTGCCAATGTTTTGCTGGGTGTCCGGGGCGGCTCAACAACTGAGGGGTCGCGTCAAGCGCTAATAGCCGTCAATAACTGCCACACAAAAGGTGACGGCAACTCTAGGGCTATTCTTGCAGCTCAGGGGGTTATCAACGATAACGGATACAGCGTTAGGGGCGGTTATGGGACTGGAAGTGCCTCAACAAAAAATACGAGATGGGAACTCGATTCGACTGGCGGCCATATTCGCGGCACAGGACGAGTGGAGAGCGTCTCAGATTTCAAAGACTTCGCTGAGTATTTTGAGTCTGCTGACGGCAAGAAAATTGATTCTAGTTATCTCGTTGCACTAGAAGGCGAAAAGATTCGAAAAGCGGAAAAAGAGGACAAGATTCTCGGAGTTGTTTCGGAAACTGCGGGCGTGGTGCTCGGCGGTGCTGCGTTCTATTGGAACGAGCAGTACGAAAGAAATGAATTCGGCGGGTTGGTCTACGAGACAGTTTTCCGCGGCGGCGAAGAAATCCGTCTCCCCAAACTTAATCCAGACTACGACCCTTCTCTCGAATATGTGCCGCGTGACTCTCGGGACGAATGGCATGTCATCGGCCTGATCGGTCAAGTCTTTGTCAGGATTGACGAAACAGTGGCCGTAGGGGATAGCGTATCAGCAATTGGCGGAATCGCGACTAAAGCGGAAAGCGGAGGCTATGGAACTGTTATGAGAATCAAGTCTCCGTATGATGCGGAAAAAGGATACGGTGTAGCTCAAATGATTGTTACGCCGCAGCACTAAGGAGGAAAAGGAATGTACAAAACGGGGGGCGTCGCATTTGACATCAATGCGAACCGGACAAACGGGCGAACCACGAACATCCAATTCATGACGCAGGACACGGGCAGCGCGAAGCTGTCTTTTTCTTTTACAAAGGATGGCACGCCGTTGCCCCTGTCTGCTGTAGACGCGAAAATCGTTCTATTGTATGAAGATGGGTCATTTTACAAAAAGAGTATTGCCATAACCGACAAGGTGAACGGAAATGCGGAATATATGCTTTCAGATGAAGAGCTTAAGCACTATGGAACGGTAAAGGCTGAAATCAAACTTTACTATTCAAACGGGCAGGCGCTGGCGACTTCATTTTTTACCTTCTCTATCGCCAAAACGTTAGAAGATCAGAACATCATTCCGACAGCTGACTATTACATTGACGATTTTGAAACGCTGAGAGACGGGGTAAACCACATTGTCGAAGAAATTAGCCAGACCGTCGAGGAATTACAGAAGAAATTCGCCGATCTGGAATCCATTGAAACGAAAGATGGCGCGAAGAGGAAGGCGGATGCTGCAGAGGAAAAGGCCAGAGCTTATACGGATGAACATGCGAATGACGAAGAAAAGCACATTACGGCTGCCGAAAGAAAGGCTTGGAATGCCAAGGAAACTCCCTCCGGCGCGCAAAAGAAAGTAGACGCCCATGCGAACGATCAAGAAAAGCATGTTTCTGCAGCAGATCGGAAGGCTTGGGACAGTAAAGAAACAGAAAGCGGGGCGCAAGAGAAGGTAAACACTCACGCCAATAATACGGACATTCATGTTACCAAACCTTTCAAAGATACATTGGAAGAATTATCAAAGTTATTCACAGCGGGTTTTAAAGATGAACTGGAAGAATTATTACGTCAGTTCACGGCCCATAATTACAACCAAGAACGGCATATTTCTAAAGCTGAACGGAAGACATGGAACGGAGCTGCCACCTATGCCAACATCATGCTGAAGAATGGAGCCGCCGCAGGGACGCGGACACCGATGTACGCAAAGTGGGGGGCGTTTTTAATCTTACGGGGGCATGTGAAAACAGACGCCGAAATTATATTCGGCTCCATCCCCGCGGAGTACGCACCTGCTGGCGGTTCCGTTATAACAGTGCCGTTAAGTGGTACAGGCGGCACAGCCAATTTAATCATTTATGATAATGGGGATTTAAAAATAAAATATCCGGACCCGGCGGACTCAATTAAGCTGGGCGGAGGCTACTATCTGGATGTGGTCGTGGGCTTTCAGGAAGGAGGAACAGCATGATTCAGGTTTATGAATACGATGAAAATTTCATTTTGACTAAACCCGTTCCGGTTGAGCCTGATGAAGAAGGAAACTACACAATCCCTGAGAATTGTACAACCGTCCAGCCTCCGTCTTTCATAAAGGCGATGTATCATCCCGCTGAGAAGACATGGACGGAGGCGGCCACCCAGGAAGAGAAAAAAGCCCTGGAAAAGCAAATTGAAAGCGGGCGGGTGCCTTTTACCGTTGATGAATTGAAAGCTCAGAACGCGGCCATTACAGAACAACTTGCGGAAGCGCAAAGCCTTGCCGAGTCACAAGCGCAAATGATTGCCAATCTTTATCTAATGCTGGCGGAGGGAGGGAAAGGGGTATGATGGATTGGTTTACAAGCGTAAAAACCATCTACGGATGGGGGCCGCAGTATTACAGTAATGCAGACGTGGCCCGTTTTGTTGAGTGGGGAAGAATTACAGAAGATGAATACAAACAAATAACCGGCTTAACCTATCCGATGACAAAACAGCCTGTCAGTGTGGATTTAGGCGGCGCCGCAAACTGATCAACACCCGGAGAGGTGTTTTTTATTTTGCCTCGAAGGAGGTGATAACAATTGGAGGGAATATACGTGTGGATGAATTTTGAGAGCTTACAGATCGCAAGAGCATATCTTTTTGGGGAGGTGAAATATCTTGATTTAATGCTGGTGCTGAACATCATTGACATCATTACCGGTGTGATAAAGGCATGGAAATTCAAGGAGCTTCGGAGCCGTAGCGCATGGTTCGGCTATGTGCGTAAGATGCTCAGTTTCCTTGTGGTTATTGTGGCGAATGCTATAGATACAATTATGGATTTGAACGGCGTCCTAACCTTTGCGACCGTTCTTTTTTATATCGCAAATGAGGGCCTATCCATCACGGAAAACTTGGCACAGATCGGCGTTAAAATTCCGGCCGTCATCACTGACCGGCTTCACGTAATTGAGAGCGACAACGATCAGAAAACAGAAAAAGAGGACAAAGCTGCTGAGTAAATCCAGCGGCTTTTTTAATTCCAAAAACAGAATAGGAGACGATGAAACATGGTGAAAATCACAAAAGACTTTATTCCAGTAGGACACAATAACAGACCGGGATATGCAATGAACCCGGCGTACATCACAGTTCACAACACAGCAAACACGGCACAAGGGGCAAGCGCAGCCATGCATGCCCGTTATGAGAAAAATCCGGAAACACCCACCAGCTGGCACTTTACAGTAGACGACAAAGAGATTTATCAGCATCTGCCATTGAATGAAAACGGTTGGCACGCGGGAGACGGAAACCGCGGAACCGGGAACCGGAAATCTATCGGCATTGAAATTTGCGAGAATAGCGATGGGGATTTTGAGAAAGCCGTGGCGAATGCTCAATGGCTGATCAAAAAGCTCATGAAGGAGCAGGGAATTTCCCTTGCAAACGTGGTCCCTCACCAACACTGGTCCGGCAAGTATTGTCCGCGCAAGCTCCTTGATAGATGGGACTCCTTTAAAGCCGGGATCAGCGGCGCCCCGTCTAAAACGGAAAATTCTCCTGTTGATAAAACAAAAGAATCTTATATTAAAAATACAGTTGTTGCTGACAGCCTTAATGTGAGAACTCAACGCAATGCCAACTCGTCTATTGTGCTTGCTCTTCCTAAAGGTTCGGCTGTTCAATATAAAAAAGGATCGACTCAAAATGGTTGGGGTTACATTAAATATACCAATTCTAAAGGAGCCACATACAGCGGTTACGTTAACGTAAGATATATCAAGAGCGATGCAGAGTTAGGGAAAACCCCTTCAAAATCTGCTCCTGCTAAATCTTCAAACAAGACTAGCAGGGGTATTAAGTCTGTAGGCAAAATTAAAATTGTTGGTGTTAAAAGTGCAGCCATTATTATGGACAAACCAGACCGTAAAAACGCCAAGAATGTGGATATAATTGGTCTCGGCAAGACAATTAACATCTCAGGTTCTGTTAAAGGTTCAAACAACTCTAAAGGCTATTGGGAAGTCATCCACGGCGGCAAACGGCGGTATGTGTCTGGACAATATGGAAAAATGGTTTAAGTAAGTTGTCCCTTGTCAAAGGGAAAAAAGCCCCTCACAATAAGAGGGGCCTTTTTTAATTGCTGCGCGAGCCGATAACGGCCTTTCCCGCCAATTCAATTAAAACGTAAACCACGAAGAAAATAACGAGCCAGCTAAAAAAGTCAGCCCACACATTTTTTAAGTTCAAGACTCCGACATTGTCTAATCCCGTTTGTATAAACATAGAAATCACAGTTGCAATCAATACATAAAGAAACCACAGTTTCAT